AGTGGCCGTAAACTCCACTCTCCGTCCGTCTTTCTGTACCGTTGCCACCCGTTTACCTGTCATCAGGTCATGCAGTGCCGCACGGGCAGCGGCAAGTTCTTCCTGTCGCGTCATTCATCCTCTCCGGATAAGGCACGGGCGTAATCTGCCAGTGTTTTCTTGTTGGTTGCTGCACCATCTTCTTCCTGCAGGCTCGCCAGCAGTGCACTGAGATCCAGCTGCCAGCGGGAAATACTGATGCGCAGCGCCGCCAGCGCATAAACGAAGCAGTCGAGCGCCTCATTGCGTCGCTTTTTGCTGTCCCACAGTATTTTTTTCCTGCCATCCACCCATTTTTCGACCTGCTCTTCAGCCGTCAGCTGCTGCGCTTCGGTCAGATCAAAAATATCCGGGTTATTCGGGAAGTGAACGGCACCGGGAAGCGGTTCATCCCCTTCCGGCGTCAGTGTGAAGCGGTTATAAATCTGCTCTTTCGCGGTATCCGTACCGATTTCGGTAAGGTAAACCCCGTTTTTGTTTCGCTTACGAGGCATGCTGGCCACCGGCTTACCGTAGACGGATGCCCCTTTAATGGGGATCACCCGGAACAGCCCATGCTTTTTCGAGCGTTCATACACAATGGTCGGGTCAATCCCGCCAGTATCCCAGCAGATACGGGATATCGACATTTCTGCACCATTCCGGCGGGTATAGGTTTTATTGATGGCCTCATCCACACGCAGCAGCGTCTGTTCATCGTCGTGGCGGCCCATAATAATCTGCCGGTCAATCAGCCAGCTTTCCTCACCGGCCCCCATCCCCATACGCGCATTTCGTAGCGGTCCAGCTGGGAGTCGATACCGGCGGTCAGGTAAGCCACACGGTCAGGAACGGGCGCTGAATAATGCTCTTTCCGCTCTGCCATCACTTCAGCATCCGGACGTTCGCCAATTTTCGCCTCCCACGTCTCACCGAGCGTGGTGTTCACGAAGGTTTTACGTTTTCCCGTATCCCCTTTCGTTTTCATCCAGTCTTTGACAATCTGCACCCAGGTGGTGAACGGGCTGTACGCTGTCCAGATGTGAAAGGTCACACTGTCAGGTGGCTCAATCTCTTCACCGGATGACGAAAACCAGAGAATGCCATCACGGGTCCAGATCCCGGTCTTTTCGCAGATATAACGGGCATCAGTAAAGTCCAGCTCCTGCTGGCGGATGACGCAGGCATTATGCTCGCAGAGATAAAACACGCTGGAGGGATCATCCGGCGTCCATTTGAGGCCAAACGGCGTCTCTTTATCGCCAAATTTAAGGTACTGCTCCTCCCCACAGTGCGGGCAGGCAACATGAAAACGCATAAAATGCGGGGATTCACTGGCTGCACGCTCAATCTGGCAGGTGCCTCTCACTTTGGGCGTGGAGCCACGGATGGACTTTGGCCAGACCGAGCCTTCAATACGCTTATCGCCCAGGAACGTCGGAGAGCCTTCCTGTTCAATATCCTCATCAAAGGCAGCAAGTTCATCATAACCCGCACATCCACTGACTTTTCACGGTAGTTTTTTGCCGCTTTACCGCCCAGGCACCAGAAGCCACGACCATTGGAAAAACGCTTCATAGTGAGCGTGTTATCCCGGTGCTTTTTGCCATACCACGGGGCCAGCGCCAGCAGCGACGGAATATCACGAATAGTCGGCTCAACGTGGGTTTTCATAAAGTTCTCGGCATCACCATCCGTCGGCAACCAGATAAGGGTGTTGCGCTGCTTATGCTCTATGAAGTAGGCATAAACACCCAGCAGCATTTTGGAATAACCAACACGGGCAGACTTCACCACATTCACCTCGCGGATGTAGTCGCTGCCCATCGCATTCATGATGGCCCGCTGAAAGGGCAGTGTTTCCCAGCGCCCTTCCTGGTATGCAGATTCTTTCGGGAGATAGTAATTGGCATCCGCCCATTCAACGGGGGTCATTGGCAATGGTCTTTTCAGGACTGAGAGACCCGCCTTCACTGCCAATACGAAATTATTCATCTGTATTTCTGTAATACTCATCCGCAAATTCCTTCATTTTTTCAGCGGACTCAACGCATTTATTAGCCCCCTTCGCAACCAGCTCTTTTAGATAAGCCAATTGTCTGCCTGTCAATTCAGGGAATTTTCTTTGCATCGAAAGCGGAATACTGTCCAAAACAGATGCCAGTTCTCCGGATAACCGGGACAGGGCAAAAATAGAGAAAGCTGTATCAATCACCTTATGCTCTGCAACCTGGTTTTTTAACCGCTGAGCAATAGCCTGTTCTTCCGTCAGGTTAACCCTGGCCTGAAGTAGCCTTTCCTCAAGATCATTTTCACCACCTGAAGATTTCTGGTTTTGTTGACGTCGCTCGCGATCTATCTCCAGTACAGTTTTAACGTCATAGAAAACCTCTCTCCCCCGGCGCTCAACAGGAGGAACACCCCATTTATCAAATGCCTGTACTGAGATACCGATGGAGGAGGCCATGTCGCTTTTATTCAATAAAAAGGCCACAGCCCCTCCATAAACCACCGGCAAAAAAGCAATACAACAACCACGTTTTTTGTAAAACCCTCTGATTTTACATGCTTTTTCGTATAAGAAAGATCATCAGGTTGTTGTGTTTATTTTTCTTTCTTATTACTTATCAAGTAGATATATCAAACGATAAAACAACAACCATCACCTCAAAAAAACTCGTAAATAGCGAAAACCCGCTAGGTCGCCGCCCCGTAGCCTGCCGGATCACCGGAAAGGACCCGCAAAACCGAGAATAAGTATCAATACTATTTGTGATTTGAATGATGCACATCATTGAAACGCCATTCATCCATATACCAGCAGCAGTCGGTGTTGCACTTCGTAACTCTGTGACTACGGTTATAAAAGCATTGGCAACTTTTGCCACCGGCAAGTCTTCAATGGATTTCCCCTGCCGGTTTTTTATTTTCGTCGATGCATAACATTGCATTTACATCAATAGCAGCTATTGTCATTAGTATGTTGCATCGATGCATGGGTGGTATTGGCGGTCTTCGCCGACCGGTTCTGTGTAGCTCCCTATGACCGGTTTTTTATTTCTAAGATTACATAAGCCCTTCACTGTATGAAGGGCTTATGTAACTCTTCTTACTTAGTAATTTTCGCACCTTCCGGTATTTCCATGAGTTGAGAAAACCTCATACTATCCGACAATAATCATCAATATACGATAAAGACATCTGACCAGATTGCAGTATTAAAAGCACTCATGCAGACTACGCCCCTCATATCATATACAAGGGGATACTGATGGCTCAGGTTGCCATTTTTAAAGAAATATTTGATCAAGTGCGGAAAGATTTAAACTGTGACCGGTTTTACTCTGAACTAAAACGCCACAATGTCTCACATTACATTTACTATTTAGCCACAGGTAATATTCACATTGTATTTGAGAGCGATAACACGGTGTTAATAAAAGGTTTCCATGATGTTATTCATGTTAGCTTTTGCAGAGACACGCGACTTATAGAAACTTACCTTCATAAGTTGAAATCAAGAGAAATCACATTTCATGAATACAGGGTAAATCTGGCTAAAGCTGGAGTTTTCCGATGGGTTACAAATATCCACGAACACAAAAGATATTACTATACCTTTGACAACTCATTATTGTTTACCGAAAGCATCCAGAACACGACTCAAATTTTTCCACGCTAAACCATAACGTCCGGTTTGATCCGCCTCAGTAGCCGGCACTCCCACACAGGAGTTACCAGTCGGTGCTGTGGCCATAGTTAATCTGGGTATACAGTAAAGATACAGCACATCTGGCATACTTTAATAAACATTAACAATATGAGATTTCAACTCATTGTTTAGGTTTTGTTTAAATTTCCACAAATACGATGCACCAAACTTAAAAACACAACGGGAATCACACGATGAAAAAAACGCTACTCACTTTCACACTGGCGCTGCTTATCTCTGGATGTGCTCAACAGACGTTTACAGTTGAAAACAAACCTACAACAGTAACACCGAAGGAAACCATCACTCATCATTTCTTCGTTTCAGGAATTGGTCAGAAGAAAACTGTCGATGCAGCCAAAATTTGTGGTGGCGCAGATAAAGTTGTTAAAACTGAAACCCAGCAAACATTCGTAAATGGATTGCTCGGTTTTATTACTTTAGGCATTTATACTCCGCTTGAAGCTCGGGTCTATTGCTCACAATAATTACATGCGCTGCCCATCAATATGGGCAGTTTTATTTACACTGTTAACCCCTTGGTTGTTTCAGCCGCCGGGGTTTTACTTGTTATTCACTGGTATGAGTACGACATCTGGCCATTTCATTCCGGGCTTTACTGTCGCCGCGACAGATGCAACGCATCGTTGTCAACGCCAAGATTATTGGCCGTTTTTCGCCATTTTTAATGTCCGCTATTGGTCATTAATGTTGTCCGCTTGCCGCCATTTCATCATCACTGATTGGCGTGGCGTTTTTTGCCAGCACTCCCGCTTTGCGTTTTTCCTTTAACCGGTAGCTTTCTCCTTTGATGTTCAGTGTGGTTGAGTGGTGTAGCAGTCGATCCAGGATTGCCGTTGCCAGCACGTTATCGCCGAACATCTCTCCCCAGTCGGCGAACCCTTTATTTGACGTCAGCACGATGCTCGCTTTTTCATATCGACGGTTCAGCAACCGGAAGAACAGACTGGCTTCCTCGCGGGTCATCGGCAGATAGCCTATCTCATCCAGTATCAGTACCCGGGCATAACCAAGCTGCTGTAGCTGTTTTTCCAGCCGGTTTTCCTGTTTTGCCTTCATGAGTGTGGCGATCAGCTTATCCAGTGGCATGAACAGCACCCGATGACCAGCGTCCGCCGCTTTTACCCCGAGAGCGACTGCCAGGTGCGTTTTACCCACACCAGGCGGACCCAGCAGGATCACGTTCTCGCTACGCTCCACGAACGCCAGCCCGGCCAGCTCACGGACGACCTTACGATCGATACCTGGCTGGAAGCCGAAGTCGAACTGCTCCAGCGTTTTGACCCACGGGAAGCGGGCCTGTTTCAGCCGGGACTCCATACTGCGCTGATGCCTCCCGTTCCATTCCTGCTGCAACGCCATGCACAGGAACTCGCGGTAGTTCAGTTCTTTTTTGGCCGCCTGCTCCAGCAGGCTTTCAACGTGGTAGCCCAGATGTTCCATTTTAAGACGACCCAGCAGTGTCTCCAGTTCATGCATCACAACAGCTCCTCATAGGCACTCAACGGCCTGTGTTCCACCTGACTGACCTGCTGCCAGAGTGGGGCGTGATGCTCCGGCACGGTCTGCCAGCCGTATACAGCCGAACAGAGACGGTGCGATGCTACCTGTTGCTCATTACTGTAGATCCGCAGTTCATCATCCAGCGAGATCCGTATTGATACCGGCTGGCCACACAGGCTTTCCGGCACGCTGTAACGGTTCCCGCCAACCTCGATATAGCCATCCCAGGAGACATGACGGATATCGAAGTAGCTGGTATCGAAGTCCGTACCTGGCAGCGCCTGCAGATGCACCTGTTCCTGCGTGAAGCGCTGTTCCGGTGTCTGCCTGAACTGGCGAAGTTCCCGCCTGTCGGCAACGTCAGCCATCCACTGCTCCAGTAGCTGATTAACATGGGCGAAGCTGTCGAACCGGCGGTACCGGACGAAGAAGTTTTCCTTGAGGTATTTCACCATCCGTTCCACCTTACCTTTGGTTCTGGCCCTTCGTGGACGGCAGGCCCGTGGCAGGAAGCCATAGTGATCGGCCAGCAGCAGGAACCCGGAGTTGAACACCACCTTCCCGTTGTTATTTTTCAGCACTGCGGCTTTCTGGTTATCGACCAGCACGGTTTTCACGCTGCCGCCGAAGTAGCGAAAGGCGCGGACCAGTGACTCATAGGTATGTTCAGCATCCTGCTTTGGTGCCGCGAAGACATGGAAGCGACGTGAGAACCCCAGCGTATTAACCGCGAAGTTAACCCTGCATCGTTGCCCGGCAACCTCAGCCTCAACTTCTCCCCAGTCATGCTGTAGCTGGTAACCGGGCTGAGTTTCGAAGCGAACCGTTTTCTTCGATGGCCGCATCTTACGTTTGGGCTGGACGTAGTAACGCAACATGGAACGGCCACCGGTATAACCCATCGCTTTGATTTCCGCCAGGATGACCTCGCCGTTCCAGACATTCTCAGCCAGACGCATGTCGATATAGTCCATGAACGGCTTGAGTTTGGCCATTTTGTGGCGTGTTTTTCTGGCCGGAGGTTCCGGGTATTTCAGGTACCGTCTGACAGTCCGCTCAGAGCAACCAACCTGAGTGGCAATATCAACAATATACGCACCTTGCTGGCGCATTTGCTTTATCATGTAAAAGTCCTCTCTGCTCAGCATGAGTGTTCCCTTTGTGGTGTAGGAACCTTAAGGAAACAACATGTTGGGTGGAGCGGACAATCCAAATGGTGAATTACTGTCTTATATCATTGGCGCTGACATCGTATCGCCGTTCAGCGTAGTGATATAAGCCTCATCCGTTTTCTCTACCTGCAAACATGAAATATTCCCGTTCCGGCAATACTCAATTTTTGCTGCCAGATGGGTATTACGCGGGTAAAACTCCATACGATACATATCCCCCCAGGACATGCACTTCCTCAACCTGACGACCATCTTCAGTTACCGTAATCTTTTTCAGTGCGTACATACGTACCTCCGTTCTTTCGTTTTTTGAACAATAAAAAAGCCACCGAAGTGACCTTTTCGATGAGTTTATAAACCAACGCGCTCTTTCATCCAGCCATAGACAAACGACTCGTTAGCCTCGCGTTTCTCTGCCAGCGCCAGATAACGCTCACCCTGCGTACAGTTCAGGGCTTTCACCAGTACCAGTTCGCCATCCCTGCCGCGATTTTTCAGATAAGAACGTAACGCATTAATGGTTCGCGGCCCGATCCCCCCGTCTGTAACTATGTCCGGATACAGCATTCCCTTCTGATTAAACACATTCAGCCAGCGCTGAAGCATTTTTGTGGCTACCGACGGCCCCATGTTTACCCCGGTATCACACAGTTCTGCAGCAATATCAGGAGACAGGTTTGCCACCTGGTCAAAACGAGGTCCATACCAATAGTCTGCCTCAAGGATTTCCAGAGCCTGCCCGCGGCTCAAATCACGCATATCACCACGGTAACCATGCGCGCGCGCCACTTTTTCAGTAATTCCCCACTTCGTCGCTCCGCCTGTATCGTCAGGATGACTGACATACCCCCCCTCTTTTCCGAGGATTTCATCAAAAATTTCATCTCTCGATTTCATATCAGCCACTCAGGAAAGCAAAAATTTTTGAAACATTACCGCGCGCACGCACTACCATGACACCAAACACCAGGTTCAGCATCACTACCAGCCAGTCTGCCGGCAACGGATGACCACAGAGATAACTTAACGGCGTTATCGCATACAACAGCATCAGACACCAGGCGCACCACGATATCAGCGGTTTGTGTCGGGACTCTTTTCTGCGGTAGAAAAAAAGCGTCAGTACGATAACCGTACATAACGCCGCATTCAGTAATCCTGGAAGATTATTTGTCATTACCACCACCTCCTCCACGCTGACGGGAGAACAGACCGGATACCAGTGATGTAATCTCCTGCTGGTGGATGAATGACAGGACTTTTACTGAGAGCACCGACACCAGGACCGCACACAACGCATCAACGGAAGCACTGTTAAACCCAATACGTTCCGCCATGTAACCGGCCACACCACGGGCCCCAAGCACACCAACAATAAAGGACACCAGAAAATGTGCAGCCACACGCCAGGCTGAAAGTGTCTGCGGCATTGTTGCCACAAATAACGCACCAGCGAACGCACCAAATACAATCCCGAAATCCGTCCCGGTAAACAGCCCGAATACCGTCGCCCCGCCGAGCGCCACAGCAGTGCCGGAACCGGATAAGGGTTCAGACATATTTATTCTCCTGTAAATAAAAAGGACCATCAGCGGCCCTAAAAAACTTTATCAAAGGTACCCGCAGATACCTTTTGTAGGCTGTTTATTCAGATTTGCGAAGTAAAGGCCAGAGTAAGACCGTTACCATCGCCACCAGCACACCATCAGCCAGTACCGACATCAGCCATCCAGTGAAATCCACTGCCACTACCAGAAACAACAGGATGGCAGCCAGCACAAGGCCCGCACTTTTCACAGATACTGCTCCAGTGGTAACTGAAGCGCCTGTGCAATTTTCTTGAGCTGCGCTTCTTCATCCGGACCAATGCCATCCTGATCAGCGATATCCAGACAGAGGCAAAGCACGTCAACCGCCTCAGTTGTCCCCGCCACATCAGCCAGCTCACGCAATGCATGCGCATTCGCACTACGCGGTGACGCTTCATAACGGGCGCGGATATTGGCGCTCATCTGGGCAATCTCACCAGAGAACGGTGCAAAAGCAGGAAGCGCAGCAATAGTTTTCTCCAGTACTGCGATTTCTTTCGCATCGCAGGTGCCGTCGGCATATGCAATGGAATATGCGCCCCAGACGGTCGCCTCCACCGCATCACGGTTCTCCATCTTCTTCACTTCTGTGATGGCCTTGCGGGTTTTCTTTTTGAAAATACCTAACATCGTGACTTTTCCTTTGCGTAGACGAGCCTGCGCCAGATGGTTACCAGCCCACAGTGAAAGTCACACTGACAATCCCGTAAGCACCTCCTGAAAGGCTCTGTGTTTTTGATGTGCGCCAGGTGTGGCTCAGATACAAAAAAAGCTCGCCGTAGCGAGCTAACAGAAAATATGAAGCATGTTTTTATCCACGAAGTATGACGTTGAATTCATCCATACCGACACGGCTGGCTATCTCGTTGTATTCCTCAACAAGAGCCAGCAATTCTGAATTAGCAGCCATGAACTCTTCAAAAACCTTATGGATGGCATCACTGTTTAATAAAACAATGTTCTTTCCTGAAAGGCGATCAGGGGTAGAAAATATAACTGTCAAACGACTAAAGGCCCTGGCTCGTTCAGCATTAACATCCTCAATACGCTGCAACAAGCTGGAGCACCTGGAAATATCATCAATATTCACTCTACTCCTGTCATCTGGATGATAATCATTTCACGGAGAGAAGCACTCAGAAGTACCACTGAAGTATAACTGGTGACCAGCTGCTTACACATCTGTTGCCATCCTGCTGATGATAAGTCGATATTAACCCTTCTGTCTATAAACGAAACAAAGGATAAGTTCAGGTTTTAAACACACTGCCAGGATAAAGTATTGTATACAGTATAGAAGAGCGTTATTGAATGACATAAAAAACCAGACCTAATCCCTTATCCGGAAGATATATCAAATAAACGGGGAAAATGTATTAAGATGGCGTTCCTATTCTCTCCATCCCTGATGTCCACGTAACTCGTTATAGAATCAGAACGCCATCTGAATACACAGAAAAAAAGCTGGCTTCACACCCTCCTGCATGTGTGAACGCAGTGCCCGACCACGTGCTTTCGCAACCAGCGAAAATCAGTTTTAAATACCGAAAAACGATAAGAATATATCAGAACTTCCAAGCATCCTGCTTGGCTTAGATATTAATCGAGGATTAGCTCCTGTTCTTATCTAATTGTGCATTTCGCAATTTATCGTTCAGCACCAATATTTCACCAACTGTTTGTTCAAAACGCCCGGACTCAAGTTCAACCCCAATCGTGCGACGCCCCAATCCCATTGCTGCTTTTATTGTTGCCCCCGATCCCATAAAAAAATCCGCAACCACATCCCCCGGACGACTGCTGGCAGAAATTATCTGACGCAACATATCCGCCGGTTTTTCGCAGGGATGCTTACCCGGATAATACTGTACGGGCTTATGCGTCCAGACATCCGTATAAGGAACGGCGGCCGATACAGAAAAATAACGCCGCAGAGATTTGTATTCCTCAAGCAGACTGGCATATTGCCGGTTCAGTTCACTGTATGTGCTGACCAGCAGTTGGTGTGGCGTTGCCAGCTCCCCACGCTGGTGTTTTTCTTCTGCAACACGCGCGAACAGCGCCTGCAGTTTTCTGTAATCAGCTTCGTTCGGTAACTGCCACTGACTGGTACCAAACCAGTGCGACACCATGTTTTTCTTTCCGGTGGCTTCCGCTATCTGTTTGGACGTTATTCCCAGTGATTCACGCGCATCACGAAAGTAAAAAATCAGCGGGGCCATGACGTGTTGTTTAAGCTCGCGCTCCTTTGCCGCATAGCCGGCATTTTTTGGCTGATATGGCCCCTGATAATGTTCGGCAAACAGAATGCGCTCTGTTGCCGGGAAATACGCCCGCAGGCTTTCTTTGTTGCACCCGTTCCAGCGTCCGGACGGCTTCGCCCAGATAATGTGGTTCAGCACATTAAAGCGCTCACGCATCATGATTTCGATATCAGATGCCAGGCGATGACCACAAAACAGGTAAAGACTTCCGGCAGGCTTCAGTACCCGCCAGAACTGAGCCAGACACTGGTCCAGCCATTTTAGGTAATCATCGTCGCCCTTCCACTGGTTATCCCAGCCCTCGGGCTTCACTTTAAAATATGGCGGGTCTGTGACTATAAGATCGACAGAGTTTTCCGATAAGGTCTGGATAAATTCCAGGCAATCAGTGTTGATTAACTCACAACTGGATATTTTTACAGTATTAGCCATAGATCAATAAGCACTTCTCTGATAGGCTCATACCGCTTTTGCGCAAAGCAGATGGGCCTGAGGTTTGCTTGTGACCTCAACACATGAGCAGATGGCTGGCAGGTGCCGCTAACACCCACCAGCCGCCCATTACCACAAAGTAAAAAGCCTTCACTGCGGAAGGCGTCTGTAACAACCGAACTGATAATCTGCCAGACCCGCCATCACAAGCTGGGTCAGTATTAACTGGCAGCGTTCGCGTGAAAGGTAAGTATTCTGCGCAATTTCCCCAACTGTTGCCGGTTCAGTGACGCTTAATTCATTAAACACCACTCTGGCTGTTTCGGTCATATCCTGCTGTTTTAGCATGTCTTTTTCTCTTTATTGGTTAACGTGACATACCAATAACTCTTGTCGAAAAAGCCAGCAAGCTGAAAGACCGGTATTAATAACCACCAGCACATTTTATGTACCACACCATTTTTCTGGCATAAAAAAACCGCTCAATGCCGGGCAGTAAAAATCTTCATTACTCAAGAAATTTTAACGCACTCTGATAGTATTAATTTCAAAATCATTAATATTTCCGCTATTAAATATAACGAATTTCTTACCCCCACTCCTGTATGATTTCGATAACACCAGACGATCATCATAACGCGCAATAATGTAATACCATACATTCTCATAGTGGATCGCCTGATATTCCCTCTTAAACTGTGGTTTGTACCAACCGGCAATAAGAGAGAATGCCCAGAAATAAATCATAAACCCAGCCATCATGAACTCAATTCGGTGATGGCGAATAAAAGACATTTCCGAAAAACATTTGACTGAAACAAGTCTTCTTCCAGACCTGACAAAAAGCGTGATTGTAAAGGCAGCAAGAATGCAGAAAATCAGTACATCTGGCTCAACATGCTGATGAATTACCGAAAACTCCAGAACAGGTGGAATAAAAAGCAGCAATATCGCGAGAAAAAGCCGGATAAAACTCAAATTTTGTATATTGCGCTTTTGTTTTATGCCCAAAAAGAAAACAATACCAACTCCCCATCCAATAAGGAATATAACGATAACTGTCACAGCATAAAACAAACTTCGTGCAACATCATCGACACCAGCCCCGACAACCCACCATGGAAAGCCATAGTAAAATGAAGTACCCCATCCATAGAAATAAGCGCTTCCCCATCCTAGACAGCCCATATAAGCAACAAAAAGTGAAGAGTTTCTGAGCAGAGCACTGTCATTCATAGTAACACCATTAACAACTCAAAAATATCAACACATATTACATAACAAATTGGATTCCATGCAGTCAAGGGGCGTCATTGATGGAGAAAGTATTGGCACAATCGTCATCACGTTTAATGTCTATGCCATTTTTTGGGGGGATAAAAAACCCGCTCGGTCGCGGGTTTTACTAGCTTTGCCATCACGTATAAAAACGGCAAAATATCAGATTTACACGAAATATATGCGTTTTAATCTACTTTTGCAATACTTTGCTATGAAAATGCCGCCTTTTGTTTTGAACGTGTTCTCTCCACTAACAATAAAGCTTCACTATCCAGCCGATGAAAAATGTGTTTCATTGCAACCCAGTGACCAGTAAATGTCTTGGACCAGTTTTTGGTTGTTACTCCCACCAGTAACGCCAGTTCCTGGTATTCGTAACCTTCCCCACCAAAAAGCTCAGCTTTTACCGCCTGCGCCGCCAACCAGCTCAACGTCTTCAGGCGCACCAGAGTTTTTCCTGCAATTTTTCTGGTACCGGATTGAGCATTAAATTCAATCCACGCCCACTGCGTTATCGCGATCTGATGCTCCCAGCAAATGCTACCGCTGTAACACCACAGCAGCCAGGCTTTATGATGTTCTTCAAGAGACAGAACGGCGCGTCGCCATGATGATGTCGAAAACTCAACCGGACTGACCAGGGCAATTGATGAACCTTTCGCCAGCGATTGCTTTCCCGGGATCGGTGGATTATCCAGCGTTACTATTTTTCCAGTGACCTTATCGCGGTACCGGATTTTTTTACGTCTGTAACGCCCTGTATTGAACATGGCATTCTCCTGCCAGGCTTCAAGCTGACCTTTTGTTGCTCCACTCAAATCAGCGGTGGCGATCGTGAGCTGCTCACGCACAAACTGTAAATACTGGTTATTCATGCGCACTCCAGTTCTGTGATTTTTATCCCCAGCCGACCACCGGGAACAACCTGACCGCGCATAATATTAACTTCATCAAACTGCTCGTCGTCGATAAGCAGTCCCGCATGTGTCAGTGCATCCAGTGGTGCTTTCAGAATATTGTCCAGGTCACGACGGCGCTTATCCGGTGGCTCTGCAATAATTTTTATTGCCAGCCTTCCGGACAGATTTAATTTCAGCCGCTGCTGGCGAACAATAAGCGCCACATCCCGGCGATAACGCTCCCCTGCTTTTGATACAAAATATGTGCTGCCACGACGACGCCAGTAGGTATTTACCGTCGGCGGGTAAGGCAAAACAAATTCTATCCCCATCAATAACCTCTTTTATCCGAGCACGCCGGTTGCAAAGGCGTGATCAAGAAAACGAAAAATTAAATCAACCTGAGAACCATGCTTTTCTTCGAACGCCAACGGTTCTGCATGAAGCTCGTTATGATGTTTACGACACAACGGTAACGTGAAAATATCGTGGGCCTTTGTTCCCATTCCGCCCTGACCATGACCTATCAGGTGATGGGGATCGTCAGCTGGCTTACCACAGCACGCACACGACTGTGTCTTTACCCAGCGTGTGTATTTCTCATTTACCCAACGGCGACGTTTAGGTCGCTTCATGAAAGATTCCGGGGACTCAGGATCAACGGCGATGCTTACCACCGCCTTTTCCTGTGGTGAGTTTTGTTGCTGGTGGACGTGAGGCGGTAGCGCAATATTTTTTGTGCGCTGCTTCAGTATGCTGGTGGCTGTCTGTTCTCCCGGTACGATGTCGCTCTCGCGATACACAGAGAGGATTTTTTCCACCGGTAATCCCAACGAACGACGTGATACTGCCTCAGGTAGAGCATCCACCACCTGATTGCAAACCGCCCACCAGGATAATTCAGCCAGCGATAATTCCCGCTCCTGCGTGCCATTCATTGCGTGACGTATAACCTCAAGCATCCAGGCTGTCAGATTTTGTTGAGCAAGTTGCTCGAGTGATTCCGATGTCTGGTCGCGCAGCTGGTTGTCGCAGTGCCAGCACAATACCATCGCGCCGGTACCGTAACGGTGAATAACGGTTTCACTATGGTGGTAATCACCATGAGGCCACTGGCAGGATTTGACATGGCGCAGTAACCAGTCAGACAGTGCACCAGCGCCGCCAGCAGCACGAATCACTCGTTTGTTACTGAAAAACGGCAGTAATGATTTATCCTCCGCCAGCGGCTGGCGAACGGTAGGGACGACTCCGGACGGCAGACCGCGCATGCTTTTTGGTTCCGGCTCCACCAGTACTCTGTCGTTATGGAATACCGACATTGATTCACGGCCTGGCTTAACGATAACCACCCCGAGTTCCGGTACCGGTACAGGTCGAAGTAATACCCGCACGTTACCTCCAGATCCGTTGCTGGAATGTGCGGGACTGACGCGGTGGGCGTTCGGAATAAGGAAGCCTGACGTAGATTATCCAGTGACGATAATCGGGGCTGAGGGCTTTCTTAATCTCGTATCCGCGTCTGCGGTAGCAATGAATTAACCATTCAGCCTGTTCTTCAGTGCATGGAGAATGCTGGAACCAGTCCGATTTGAATGCGTGAAAACGCCGTCCGCACCTGCTGGCAAAGACGGCAGAATCATCAGAATTGTGTAATTTGGTATCGTGCGCCATCGGTTGTCTCTGCTGGCGCAGCAGGTGCCAGTTGTTCAGGCTGGCGTATAAAGTATAAATAAACTGGTTCCAGTGTAAAGCCCCTACATTAATGAAATAAAAATCAAACAACAGATTGCTGGGATAAAACACAACGCTTATTATTAAAAGCGATTAGATAAATTAAATTTTAATGTTATGCAAATTTGCCAGATCACCATAATATCTCGTTTGAAACCACCGAAATAACAACCATATCAATATTGATTATGTTAAAGCGAGTAAATATGGAAAACAACAAATCTGCACATTACGCTCCTTTTTTATCTGTGATACTTTTTGTTTTATGCTGTGTGTGGGCATTATTTTTATAAAAATATTTACAGATAAAATAAACCCGCCGAATCAAGTTAAGTGTGGGTGCATTGAGGATGCCTGACTCATCAGAGGTGGCGAGGGATTTCTCCCTCGCCTGGTCTCTAACTCCTCAGGTTCGTAAGCTGTGAAGACAGCGACCTCCGTTTGGCTGGTTCGGATTCGTACCTCACAGAGATCTTTCCTCGTTACCAGTGCCGTCACAATGACAGTTAAACAGATGACAATCAGGGCGATTAACATCGCCTTATGCTGCTTCATAGCCTGCTTCTCCTTGCCTTTCGGCACGTAAGAGGCTAACCTACGTGTGCAAGTCATAGATATGGCCTCAGATTAATGTTAGGCGTCTTGCAGGACGCGTAATGTTAACTGGGGCTTTTCTCTATCTGCCGTTGGTATTCATGCCTGAGACAGATAGCCTCAAGCACCCGCAGCAATCCTACTTAACTCCCGTCACCTCGCCAATATAAAATCAATCAGAAAGGCGATCCATAAGAACAACAGCAAGACAATAAATTGCCATTACAGCCGCAATAGCGAGCGCACATTTGAGAACCAGCACGACAACCTCCTGTATTGGACGTACACCAGTCCTGATAAATATGAGGCTGTCTCATCATTGATTCAATAAAACTATTGGGAATAGTTTCTGTGATTTTGTTCTGTAGAAATGGAACACAACAACCAGTCACCACCAGCACTTCTTTAAAAACGCCAAGTCCGACGCAAGCTAACCTTCTAGTCCGCTTTGAACGATGAGCGGAAATTGACATATCTGTTAAAGTGAATGGTTCGTTTTGCAGGGATACTTACACTGCCCCCTGTCAAAATGATATACCGAAGAATAAGAGTTCTTCTTCAAGAACAACAAAAAGAGATCATTCCAGCATGCTGGAAACGCAGCGTGTAATGATGACGGATAAGACTCTGGCGCATTCCATGACAGCGGCAAAGGCCATAGCAGCCAATCAGATAGCTAGAATAGCCGCGAGGAAGGAAAGCCACCAGCAAAATGAAGCCATCGAGCGCTTGCGCGTAAATACGCGAATCTTAAACGGCGCAGAGATGCAGATTTACCCGCAACTGGCGACTTCAGCAATGAACCGCATACAGACCGAGTAAGTGATGCGCTGGATGCCGTATTGAAAAGACAGCCAGAAAAGCGGTATTGGGTTCCAGAGGGTTTTAGAGGTTAAAGCGCTCACAAATCTAGCTAATTTGTAACCATCTTTAAACGTTTATGATATTGTTAAATAAAACTAAAACTACCACGGCATGATTTACCGATGAAAAAAGAACTTGAAACCATACTGCCTGAGTTTGGTGAGGCAATTCGCCCTTACGTTTATAGTTACGTAACAGCAAACAAAAATGCCAATGCCAAGCACGTCCTGTTTATGGCTGGTTCGCCTGCTGCAGGTAAAACCGAGCTCTTAAATCGTCTTTTAGAACAACATGGCATCACAAACATTGTTCGAATTGATGCTGATGATTTTCGCTGGTGGTTCCCCTACTACAATGAAGAGAACTCTGTGGACTATCAGAGACCTGCCTCCAGAATGGTCGATTTTATCTACAAAAAAGCGCTATCTGAAGGCTATCCCATTGTTATGGACTCTACTTTCTCCAGTATAGGTATTGCGGAGAGAAACTTTGATCTGGCCCTGAAGGCTGGTTATCAGGTAGCACTGAATTACGTCTATTTTGATCCGGCTTACGCGTGGGTTTTTGCCCAAGCCCGCTCTCGTAAGGTTCCGTTAGAGGTTCTTAAAGCGAACTTTTTCAAGAGCAGAGAGACCATTGAACATATGCTCGCGAAATATGCAGGCCTATTTACACTCAATGTTTATCATCGACGGGAAGATCCTGAAAATGATGGTCAGTTCGTGGTCGACTATACTCCTAACGTGACCCTTGAAAACTGGACTACCTCCCATAGCTGCCCATATTCAGACGTTAGCGATCTAGCGCATTTAGGTGTATAATAAGTGTCCTATCTAAGGAGTGTATATGTCTGTTAAAACTGAAGCCATTAAACCAGCTGCTGAAATTTCGTTGTTCGATGCATTCGGACCTAACGTGAGCGAGCGGGTACAAGCCATCAACCGGAAGGCCGCTGAGCTTTCTATGGCTGATATGGCTCAGGTAATGGACGTGACATTATCGTCTAGGAAGAAACTGGAAGTAACTGCTGAGAGCAAATATATTCTCGATTTGCCTCAATGGCTAGAAGTCAATGCACGGAAACCTGGAGTTTCTTTTGACATGAAAGCATACACTTCTGTTGAAGTTAACAAGATGCATGTTCCTGACTTTCGCCAGTTCCTTCCTGTAGGTGCAAATATGTTGCATACCTATTCACCAATCGGTAAAACGGGCCTGCAAGGAATTCATGATTATTTAATCGGTGCTGTTTCATCTAAACTTCATCACTTGCAAGGTGTCGGAGTTGATGAGGGCACGTTTAAAATACTTATCCGCTATGAAGATGCTAAAACGGGTGCTCCCCGCAATGATATAGTTGAAGCTGAGTCGACAATTAGCCCAAGTTCTTTCACTAGGCTCAAGCCCCGTGTGAAAAAACTTCGCAGAAAAGGTCATGAAATGGCGATGCATGCACTAATTGCCAAAAAATAGTAAGCCCTTAACAAAACCTCACTCGATTGTGAGGTTTTTGCTTTCTGGCGTTCTAAAAGTCAATCACTCCAGCTCACCAGCGCGGTTAATCTCTAAAACCGATTTAGTTTTCGGCATAGTGCCCTTCGTCGTCTCTTTCTGCGTACATCAAACAACATCTACGGCCCATAGCGGATCACCATCAGCATGCAGCCACTGACTGGTTAAAGTCTCCTTTTCGTTTATCTTAGCAAGCTGGTACTGCGTGTGGATACCGCCCATTTCTGCATACTGTCGAAAATCGATGAGATGGCCAGTCGTGTTTGTTATTGGTCTATTTTTGAAAACAACTATCAATGCTATTGGTCTGTTCTTCGTTAATTAATATGCAATCCTTTCATGACACAGGGCTACTGTTACAGCCCTGACAACCTTAGACTTCAATCGATTCAGAGATCTCTAACGCATCATCGCCCCGTTGAACTCACAGCGATAAGTAGACGCTGGCGGCAATAACACAGAAGTATAGCGGGAATTTGAACCACATAATTTATGTTTGTTAGATGGCTTTGCTTCGATATTCAATTTCTAAAATCGCCTTTGTCATTGCCGCAATAGTTATAGCTTCTACCATAGTTAATTCAGGCCTGTTCAAGCTTCCGTGTCCAGCAGTAGGTAGTTTGTTGCGTAAATCATAAATATCTTTAACAATATCAATAAGATTCTTAGGTAATTTTGACATTTTTTCGAACTGTTTAAAAAAACCACCCAATGACTCATTTGCCACATTCGGGTTTTGAGTGATTTCCTTCGCCATAGTTTCTAGAATATTAGAGGCTGCGTGCAGTGCACCCGCAGGGTCATTATTATCCAAGCAATTATTCATTCTATCTATTTGCTGAATGATATTTGGATGCAATCTCTTTAAGTAATCACTAGCCAATTCTTCATTGAAGTTTTTGACACTTTCAAAAACATCGCAATCTAAATAAAATTTAGGATTGACTGACATCCATGTATATTTCCAATCATTTTCTAAATTATCTTTTTCCGCACTACGCCTGCCAGTATCCTGATCTATCTAATCAACATATTTACACATATAATCGGCGTAATAGTGTAAATATCTAAATGATATTTCTGGGCAAAAATTACTAACTGATGCAAGGCCGCCATATTCTTTTGTAGTAACTGTTGGGACTTCTTCATCACATAAATATGAGAAACTAGTTCTTTCCCCAAATTCGCCCAACTCTTTTTCTTTCCTAGTTGCCATACCAGCTATCATATTGATGCTTGAGAGCAAAACTACACTCTGATAGTACCGAGGACATCTGTATGAACTAGCATATGGGCATTTTGATGATGCTTTACGATTAATACGCTCTTTTTCCCACCAATTTTTATCAGGAATAATTCTTTGCATAATTTATGCTACTATCTCACGAGTGAATGAATGTTTAGCCTTCTGCACAGTTTATCAGTTCCGGCATACCTACTGCTACCCCACTGATTCAACTTTAAGTTATGGATTAAAGCGATTCGGTTTCGCTAGATGACACACTAGTGTTAACTTATGGATAAAAATTTATCACTTAAAATTAACTAATGACTGTAGCGACCAAAAGTGTGCCAGAATGTTATTTTCGTCTGGCCTATTATCAATCTAATTACCCAAATTAAAGTTACTCTCCTTCATCAGCAAAAAATAAATACGCCTGTTCACTTTCTCAAAGTGTTCCTGTGTTATTTTTAAAGTTAACAACGCCGTCTATTCGTCCAAATGTACAACAAACATCAGACTCTGGCACAACGCTGACAATGAGAATAGTTCTAGCCCTGTGCCACAGAAATGTCAATTCACATATGTATTAATGCTCTTTAATCTCGTCACTTCAATAAATAGCGAACATTTCCCTGATAAAATGCCAACACTCGCTGCATTACTTCACTTTCCAGACACTCGCGACAAACCATGTTATGGCGACTATCGTAGCGACGAATTTCTCCGTCAGGTAATGACCAGATAAGGTCCGGATCAACCATAGACGGTTTCTTCCCCTTTGCCCTCGATAGTTTTTTGCGGGCGTTTTGCCAGTCCTTACGAGCCTGTTCTGACGGGAATAACCCATAGCCAGAGTTGTATACATCGCCACTGGCAACCAGCTCCCAGGCAAGAACGCTAATCAGATATCTTGTCGCACCTGTTTTAGCTTCCAGCTGTCGTAACGTCTCGCGCCCACTCTGGCGTACGAGTGCAACAACCTGTCCCTTAATTTTTTCCCGCTCTTCTTGTGTAAAAACTTTTGCCACAAGTCCTCCTGAAAATTACCTCATGATCTGAAATCAATACCTACCCCCTGAACCCTGGTGGAATTTCGGTGTCAGGTTCAGAAATATGATTCACACAACGCTGTACAGGCGAACGCCCCAGACGGATAACCAGCTCATCCCATTTATCGCGAAGTTTTGACGGGCTCATGATGTTTTTTACCCAGAATGGATCCCGCTGTACCCGACCAAACATTTCGCAGATTTGTCTGTGAGTTCTGCCATCCAGCATCCGCATTATGCGCACGTCATTGGCCCATTGAACCGCCCCGGGTTTCCTGGAGAGTGTTTTATCTGTGAACTCAGGCTGCCAGATCATTGTTTCCGATGGAAGCATAATAAGCTTTTTCTGCTTCTGCCGGAGGAGTATGGCCCAGCCTTCCCAGCAATCGTCGATTGTTATACCAGTCCACCCACGTGAGTGTGGCCAGTTCCACTTCTGCACGGTTTTTCCAGCTCTTACGGTGTATTACCTCCGCTTTGTAAAGACCATTGATGCTCTCAGCCATCGCGTTGTCATACGAGTCGCCTGTACTCCCTGTTGATGCCAGCAGTTTTGCTTCTTTTAGTCGCTCCGTATAGGCCAGTGACACATACTGAGAGCCTTTATCGCTGTGATGGATGGTGCCAGACGGACGACGGGCCCACAACGCCTGCTCCAGCGCATCCAGCATGAATGTCGTTTCCATAGACGATGAGACCCGCCACCCCACGATGTATCCGGCAAACACATCAATGATGAACGCCACATAGACGAAGCCCTGCCATGTGCTGACGTAAGTAAAATCAGCCACCCACAGCTGGTCAGGACGTTCTGCCACGAACTGACGGTTTACGCGGTCACCTGTGGCAACGGTTTTCCGGCTGACGGTAGTGCGGACCTTTTTACCCCGGAGAACACCGGCAAGTCCCATAACCGCCATGAGGCGCGCCACTGTACATCTGGCCACCCTGATTCCTTCCCGTAACAACTGACGCCAGACTTTACGCACACCGTACACCTGATGATTTTCATCGTATACGCGCTGTATCTCTCTCTTCAGCCAGTCATCGCGCTGCGCACGGGCACTGCGTTTATCAGGATGATGCCGCTGCTGCTGACAATGGTAATACGTTGACGGGGCAATATGCAGTTCACTGCATACCGGTCCGACCCCGTACTGCTCACGCAGCTTATCCAGCAGTGGCATTATTTTTTCCAGAGGCGGTCGAACTCCGCCTTCGCAAAATAAGCGGAAGCCTGGCGAAGGATATCGTTACTGCGGCGCAGTTCACGATTTTCACGTTCCAGCTCTTTCAGACGCTGACGTTCAGCGGTGGTGAGCCCACCATCACCGCTCCCGGTATCCCTCTCATGCTGGCGAACCCAGACACGCAGAGTCTCTGGCGTACAGCCAATCTTTGGAGCAATGGAACAAATTGCCGCCCATTGTGAGTCATATTCGCCCTGACTTTCCAGAACCATACGAACTGCGCGTTGACGGACTTCGGGGGAAAAACGAGTATTTTTAGTCATCCTGTTTACCTCTTTCTCAGGAAGTTTAGTCTCCAGGATTTCCGGGGCGGTTCACATGCTGTCCAGTTGGGTTCTTTCGGTCGGGTGATCTCGCCATCATCGCTGGCGGCCTGTTCGTAAAGACTCACGATTCGCCCCCAGATCCACTGTGCGCATGCCAAATCCTCCTGAGTTCCCCACTGACGTTTTTTTGCACTAAACACAACCGCATCAGGATGTCGGGTTAAAAAATCCTGTTCAGCCGTCTGCGGGTCCGGTTGCGAAGCTTCCGGACGAAAAGATCTTTTATCTGACGGATCAGGTTTTAATACTGACGGATCGGGGCCAACCATCGCCCCCCTAACCGGCTGTTTTTTACCAACGGTTGATCCATCAAAATTTGACGGGTCAACCGTTGAGGGGGCAATATTTGACTGGTCAACTGTTAACGGGTCATTTTTTGCCGGGCTAATTTTTCTTTTCGGTTTATATGCCTCACGCGCCGCCTCAGCTGCTGCTTCGAGTTTTTCCACATTAAGGCGGTAGATATTGCTTTCATTACGCCCACCGACCTTACGCTCCTCCTTCGTCAGCCAGCCGTTCTTTTCCAGTTCCGCTATCGCCGCTTTAACCGTTGATTCACTCTTTGCCCCAATCTGACGACGAATGGTCTCCACTGCAGGCCATGACACACCTTCGTCATTGCTGTAGTCTGCAAGGCGAGCCATTACTGCCACCCTGGATAAGATCATGCCGGTGAAGGCGCACCCTTCCCAGACAAGACCATGAAGCTTGCTGCTCATAAAAAACCCCGAACACCGTGCTTTTAGTGCATCACCACAGCATTTCCTGCCGGGCCACCACGATTCATCTGATTGAAACCGGCGATTGCCACTGCGACAAAATCATCAGCGTCTCTCACCAGTCGTTCCCGCGTCTCCACCAACTCCCGAAAATAGGCTGAACTGTGGCTGCGCATCCGGGCCACCAGCAGAGGTGGCATTGCTTTTTCGATTGCTGGTAACAACGCCTGAATTTTTTCAACCGCATCAGTGGTGTCTTTCTCCACCCAGCGGAAAATTTTCTGAGTATTACGAGCCAGGGCTTCTGGATGGCTGTCGTCGTACAGTTCCGGGGACGTCATTCCCAGTTCGAAATAAGCCCTGGTTATCTTGGCCGCCGGAACTTTTTCACCATCCGGACGCGCCCAGGCATTCATAGCCATGCGGATGTGTTCATGCTTGATTTTCATGAATCATTCTTTCCTTCGTTCAAGGTGTTATCCTTCTTTTTGTAAAGTTCTGGGTTCAAAGATAATTTTCCCTTGGAGTATGCGGCAGCTTCCGCGGCCCTCCCCTTGGGAACTATTTCACCAGGACGTTTGCGCCACATGTATATAGCTTCACGGGTTATCCCATAAAAATCGGCAACTCTCTGAACAGAGCCAAAAAACTGGACAAGTTCATCAACTCGCATTTCACCCTCCTAAAACTAAGTATTTTTAGATTAAAGGATAATTTTTTTTAGGTCAATGCAATCTAAAATAATTTATATTCAATTCACGGGAGATGATGATGGAAAGCCTTGGCATTAGGCTTAAGAGACTCAGAAAAGACAAGGGACTGACCCAAGTCGAACTGGGCAAGCTTTCTGGCGTAACAGGGGTAACTATAGGGTACTGGGAGAAAGACCTAAACGAACCCGGTAGCAAAGCTCTTAGTAAATTAGCCCAAGCACTAGGAACTACTGAGTCCTATCTCCTATATGGAGTATCGTCTACTGAACCTACCCTTGTGCAGAACAATTCAGGCACCCAAATCCCCTATCTTTCATGGGGGGAAGCAATTTCTTTCCTAATTTTAGAAGGAGAGAAAACTATGGGAAATGCCGACAGAATCACCACATTCTTTGACGTCAAGGAGGGGGATTTTGCCGTTTCAATGCCTGATGACACTATGCACAACCCATCAGGGTCGCCAAGCATTCCGGTTGGTGCCACAGTGATCATGAGGCCTAGAGAAAAATATAAAAATGGTAGTATCGTCGCTGTAATAGTCCCAGATCCGCTTACAAACGAACCATCTATGACTATAAAAAAATTAGTCATCGACGGAAAACTCGTGTATTTAAGCCCCCTCAATCCTCGCTATCAATCGTCCTTACTGACACCTGAATGTAAAATTGTTGCTGTAGCAAAAGGTGTGCAGTTCAGCCTATAGCTTCCACTTTGTTTTTCAATCAGAGGTCGGCTTTGTCGACCTTTTTTTAAATATATCTAGATCGCGCTTGACTATAAAACTAAATAGATTTAGTTTTATAGTATACCACCCCGCCCCACAGAACGCAGGGCAATACTTCGAGTTACCAGGCAGTGGTCAGGGGTTAAGTAGCCAGCCCGAGGCGTAAGAACATGACGGCAGGGTTCAACTTTAACTATGCAGCAGGTTTTTGTTCCGCCACCCCGGCGTTAAGGGGAAATGAGGTCAGCATGGATACTATCGATCTTGGCAACAGCGAATCTCTGGTATGTGGCGTGTTCCCCAACCAGGACGGTACGTTCACCGCGATGACATATACCAAAAGCAAAACGTTTAAAACCGAAACTGGCGCGCATCGCTGGTTAGCCAGAAACACTGACTGATGAGGTTGACTATGGAATTTAAAGAGTTACCAAAAGAAATCCAAGAAATTGCAGCACATACACTTCGTCAACGTCTGAACGAAGTTGCATTAGAAGCTGAAACGAAAAAAGACATTGATAATATGGCTCGTAATGTGCGCGATGCGTTTACCGGACTGTATTCTGTTTCTGTTGAGGACAATAACATTCCTGACGAACAGGAAGAGAGTACAGACCCCCACAAATTCTGGAAATCTGTAGAGGCCATTGCAAAAGCCAAACTACTGGAACTTAACAACTTATATCATCGTGAGAATGATGGTCGTCAATCTTTGCATCATCAGGGAGTCGCCACCCTGATAGCTCTAACGAAAGAGCAAGGCGAATATCATCCAGTGGCATTAAACGACACTGTGAAATAGTCCATCCATGTTTACGGGATAGATAAAGATATATCGCTTCGAAACCATCGACATGGTTTGGATAGCCTTCCTCAGCAGCAAGGTTATCCCCAAAACATTCAAGAATATAATTTAAACGCGCTGTTTAATAATGAATCTTCCAGCGAGTCTAATTTAGTTTGCTGACCATTTTAATTTTATCCTCCATTGAGGTTACTGGTTGAGAATGGAGACCACACGTGACAGCGCGTGGTCGTGCGCCGGACACGGATAAGAATCCGGCACAAACAGTTTACTGAAAGGATATATCCCTGAAAAGTCAGGGCATAACGCGAAAGCGCACGGCGAAGTCATTCCTCCCTTTGTTGTGTACCACTGACATCTTCGTCTGTGCGCTTCCGGTTGTGGCAATCCGCGAAATGGCGCGGCGGTAAGTATGGCGGGGTTATTCCTTCCCCGTTGAGGACACCGGGTTGTCAGGTTGACCATACGCTTAAGTGGCAACCCCGCTGCAACGCCCTCTGTTATCAATTTTCTGGTGACGTTTGGCGGTATCAGTTTTACTCCGTGACTGCTCTGCCGCCCTTTTTAAAGTGAATTTTGTGATGCGGTGAATGCGGCTAAGCGCACGCGGAACAGTTAAAAAGGCCAGTTGACTTCCGTATTGGTTCTTATGGGTGGGTTCTCTGTATCCGGCGTTAATTGTTAACTGGTTAACGTCACCTGGAGGCACCAGGCACCGTATCACAAAATTCATTGTTGAGGACGCGATAATGGAAACGTTATTACCAAACGTTAATACGTCTGAAGGTTGTTTTGAAATTGGTGTCAGAATCAGTAACCCTGTATTTACTGAAGATGCCATTAATAAGAGAAAACACGAACGGGAGCTATTAAATCAAATATGCATTGTATCAATGCTGGCCCGTTTACGTCTGATGCAAAAAGGATACTGGCAATGAATACAGCATTTGCACTCGTTCTAACGGTTTTTCTTAATACGGGCGAGCCAGTTGATCTTGTTATTGGTATACATGACTCAATGAAAGAATGCATGGCTGCCGCAGCGGAACAGAAAATTCCCGGCAACTGTTATCCGGTTGAGAAAGTTATTCGCATGGACAATAACGAAATCCCGGCAGGACTTAAAACAGCACCGTAATTAATATCCGGTTTCATTTTTATATGCCAGCAATGGCAGGGATTTGTTCACCCTTAAATCTGTAATGAGGTTAAAACAAAATGAGTAAAGTCTTTATTTGCGCCGCCATTCCGGACGAACAGGCAATAAAGGAAGAAGGTGCAGTCGCTGTAGCCACTGCCATTGAAGCCGGCGACGAACGTCGCGCCCGAGCCAAATTTACCTGGCAATTCCTGGAGCAATATCCGGCTGCTCAGGACTGCGCTTATAAATTTCTTGTCTGCGAGGATAAACCCGGCATGCCCCGCCCTGCCATCGACTCCTGGGATACCGAATATATGCTGGAAAACCGCTGGGATGAGGAAGGCGCTTCCTTTGTCCCGGTCGAACCAGAATCCGATCCGATGAACGTCAATTTTGACAAGCTGTCCCCTGAAGTACAGAACGCGGTCCTGGTTAAGTTCGACACATGTGAAAACATCACCGTTGATATGGTTATTAGCGCACAGGAATTGTTGCAGGAAGACATGGCAACATTCGACGGACATATCGTTGAAGCGTTGATGAAAATGCCAGAAGTTAACGCCATGTATCCGGAGCTTAAGTTGCACGCCATTGGGTGGGTTAAGCATAAATGTATTCCTGGTGCTAAATGGCCCGAAATTCAGGCAGAGATGCGCATCTGGAAAAAACGTCGCGAAGGTGAACGCAAGGAAACCGGAAAATACACGTCTGTTGTTGATCTCGCCCGCGCCAGAGCCAATCAACAGTACACTGACAATTCAACAGGAAAAATCAGCCCGGTCATTGCTGCCACTCATCGCGAATACAAGCAGACATGGAAAACACTGGATGACGAACTGGCCTACGCTCTCTGGCCTGGTGATGTGGATGCCGGAAACATTGACGGCAGCATCCATCGCTGGGCAAAAAATGAAGTTATCGACAACGACCGCGAAGACTGGAAGCGTATCTCGGCATCAATGCGCAAACAGCCTGATGCCCTTCGCTACGACCGCCAGACTATTTTTGGCCTTGTCCGTGAACGTCCGATCGACATTCACAAAGACCCTGTGACACTGAACAAATACATTACTGAATACCTGACTACAAAGGGCGTGTTTGAAGATGAAGGAAGAAATCAGAGCGCAACTGATACTCTCTCGTCGCCAGTACCAGAAACTGATGCAGTGGAAACGGCAATTCCGGACAACGAAAAAACCGAATGCAAAGTGGAAGTCGAACCATCTGTAGAGCGTGAGGGGCCGTTCTACTTCCTCTTCACCGACAAGGATGGCGAAAAATATGGTCGCGCAAACAAACTTTCTGGTCTGAATAAGGCGCTGACTGCAGGGGCTACTGAAATCACGAAAGAAGAATATTTTGCCCGTAAAAACGGTACATACTCAGGTTCACAACAAAATACTGGTGCATCTGACACGACCGCACAACCAGAGCCGGTAAAAGTTACCGCTGACGAAGTAAACAAAATTATGCAGGCAGCCAATATCAGCCAGCCTGACGCCGATAAGTTGCTTGCTGTATCACGTGGTGAATTTGTTGCAGGGATTAGCGACCCGAATGATCCGAAATGGGTGAAGGGGATTGAAACCCGCGATTCAGTGAATCAGAACCAGCAAGAAACGGAACAGAACGACCAGAAAGCAGAACAAAACAGCCCAAATGCGTTACAAAACGAGCCAGAAACGAAACAACCTGAGCCAGTAGCGCAACAGGAAGCGGAAAAAGTCTGCACCGCATGCGGTCAGACCGGCGGCGGCAACTGCCCTGATTGTGGTGCGGTGATGGGCGACGCAACATACCAGGAAACATTCGATGAAGAGAATCAGGTTGAAGTTCAGGAAAATGATCCGGAGGAAATGGAAGGCGCTGAACATCCACACAAGGAGAATGCTGGCAGCGCTCAGGACCACGCCAGCAATAATGAAACTGGCGAGACGGCAGATCCCTTAATTGCGGTGAACGGTCATCACGTTATCACATCCACCAGCAGGACGTGTGACCATCTAATGATCGACCTTGAAACCATGGGAAAAAATCCTGATGCCCCGATTATCTCAATAGGTGCAATATTTTTCGATCCGCAAACCGGAGATATGGGACCGGAATTTAGTAAGACTATCGATCTGGAAACTGCTGGCGGAGTCATTGATCGGGACACCATTAAATGGTGGCTTAAGCAATCACGCGAAGCGCAATCTGCCATTATGACCGATGAAATCCCGTTAGATGATGCACTGTTACAATTGCGGGAATTTATCGACGAAAACTCCGGTGAATTTTTTGTTCAGGTCTGGGGAAATGGAGCCAACTTCGACAACACGATTTTGCGCCGTTCATACGAACGGCAGGGGATCCCCTGCCCGTGGCGTTACTACAACGATCGCGATGTACGCACAATCGTTGAGCTGGGGAAAGCCATAGACTTCGATGCCAGAACGGCTATTCCATTCGAAGGTGAGCGCCATAATGCACTTGATGACGCCCGTTACCAGGCAAAATACGTTTCAGTTATCTGGCAAAAACTGATCCCGAGTCAGGCTGATTCTTAATGTTCAACTGTCGCCGGTTGTGACTGGTATTCTGCAACCGGCGCTCGTCTGATGTAAGAGATAAAGAAATCGATGAGCGAAGTAATCATGATTGTCTCTCCCGGCAAATGGGTATCCGAAGAGCAGTTAATTGCGCTGAAAGGAATAAAAAAAGGTACGTTAAAAAAGGCCCGGGAAAAATCGTTTATGGAAGGAAGGGAATATAAGCATGTCGCTCATGACGGTATGCCATGGGATAACAGTCCATGCTTTTACAACCTGGAAGAAATTGATCGCTGGATTGAGCGCCAGGCATCAGCGAGACCAAGACGTCATCTTACTTGACTAAAAGCCACACTAACTAATGAGAGAAGTTGAAATGAAATATCCGACAGGCGTGGAAAACCATGGAGGGAAATTACGTATCTGGTTTGTTTATAAAGGCGTAAGAGTCAGGGAAAATCTGGGGGTTCCTGACACAGCAAAAAACAGGCGCGTTGCAGGTGAACTACGCTCCTCTGTTTGTTACGCAATAAAAACTGGTGTTTTCGACTATGCAAAACAGTTTCCCTCCTCACGCAATCTGGAAAAATTTGGTGAGGCCCGACAAGATTTAACCATAAAAGAACTGGCTGAAAAATTTCTGGCACTGAAAGAAACTGAAGCCGCCAAAGCATCACTCAACACATACCGTGCCGTCATCAAAAATATCCTGAGCATAATCGGTGAAAAAAATCTTGCCTCATCGATTAATAAAGAAAAATTACTGGAGGTTCGTAAAGAGCTACTGACTGGATACCAGATCCCCAAAAGTAACTATATTGTTACACAACCAGGGAGATCGGCTGTAACTGTAAATAATTACATGACAAATCTTAACGCCGTGTTCCAGTTTGGTGTTGATAACGGTTACCTGGCAGATAATCCGTTTAAGGGGATCTCGCCATTAAAGGAATCAAGAACCATTCCTGATCCTCTTTCACGGGAGGAATTTATCCGTCTTATCGACGCCTGCAGAAATCAGCAGGCCAAAAATTTATGGTGTGTTTCTGTTTATACAGGCATTCGCCCTGGTGAACTGTGTGCGCTTGGGTGGGAGGACATAGATCTGAAAAATGGAACAATGATGATCAGGAGAAATTTAGCAAAAGATCGTTTTACGGTACCGAAAACACAGGCTGGTACCAATCGGGTAATTCACCTTATCAAGCCTGCAATCGACGCTCTCAGGAGTCAGATGACACTAACGAGGCTGAGCAAAGAACATATTATTGACGTTCACCTCAGAGAGTTCGGCAGAACAGAAAAACAAAAATGCACCTTTGTTTTTCAACCTGAAGTGTCAGCGAGAGTAAAAAATTATGGTGACCATTTTACCGTTGACTCAATAAGGCAGATGTGGGACGCAGCGATAAAGCGCGCTGGCCTCCGCCACCGCAAATCATATCAGTCGAGACATACTTATGCCTGCTGGTCGTTGACAGCCGGTGCCAACCCGGCATTCATAGCAAACCAGATGGGACATGCAGATGCGCAAATGGTGTTTCAGGTATACGGGAAATGGATGTCTGAAAACAATAATGCACAGGTAGCCCTGTTAAATACACAGCTAAGCGAGTTTGCCCCAACCATGCCCCAAAACGAGGTGGTGAAAAATTAATTTATTAATTATCAAATGGTTA